ATGGCTCGCGTATCCTATCTGTTTCGCCGTGGCGCGACGTATTATGCCCGCATCGACGTGCCGCTTGATCTGGTGCCGGTGGCGAAAACCACGACATGGAAAAAGTCTCTTAAAACGAAAGATGAGGCCGAGGCGAAGCGGTCGCTGCCTGCGGTGATTGCGGCATGGCAGCGCGAGTTTGACGACATGCGCGCCCGCCGCGCCCTTGTCCCTGCCGATATGGAAAATGCGACGTGGGACCACTACACCGAGGCGCTTGCCCGTGATGATGATGCCCGCACCCAGCTACCGGGCGCCGACCAGATCGAGGCCGAGACTGCAAAGCTGATGGAGAAGGCCGAGCGCGGCGATATTGCTAGCGCCGACCCGCTGGTGATCTTGGACGCCACGCTTGACCTTAAGGTCAAGCAGGAGGCCTACGCAGTCGCTTCTGACATGCGGCAAGCAAAGCTGACCGATCTGCGCAAGCACCTGACCAAAGGCGAGACCGCTTTGATTGCTGCCGATGTTGACGACTACCTGCACCGCAACAAGCTGCTGGTGGATCGCGGCACCCCTGATTGGATCAGTCTCGCCCGGCGCATGATGCGAGCCGAGATTGAGGCGCTACAGCGCACCCTAGAACGCGATAGAGGCGACTTCACCGGCCAGCCTGCCGACCCGCTGGTGAAGCCCGCCACCGGCCCGCGCCGTGAGGCTGCGAAGCCCGGCGAATCCATCATGGAGATTTTCGAGGTGTTCGCCCGCGAGAACCCGCGCGGCGTTGCAAAGGATCGCGTGGACCAATGCCGCCGCGACATTGGCACCTTTGTTGATCTGGTGGGCGCGAGCTTCCCCATTGCCAAGATCAGCAAGGCCGAGGTCCGCGATTGGAAACAGCTTCTGGTGAAATACCCGGTCAAAGCCACCGAGACAAAAGCCTTCGCGGGCATGAACATTCAACAGGTGATCAAAGCGAACGAACGAATTGGCAAGCCGGTGATCGCTGACCGGACAGTGAACCGCTACCTGTCCAGCCTATCCGCTTTCCTGTCGTGGGCCGTGAATAACGGTTATCTCAATAGCAACCCGATTGAAGGGCTGATGTTGAAGAAAGAGACGAAAGCGCCGACCGTGCCCTTCAAATCTGACCAGCTTGTGACGCTATTCAATTCGCCATGGTTCACCGGCTGCAAAAGCGCCGACGAATGGCGCAATGTCGCCAAGCCCGGCAATGTGCTTATCCGCGACCATCGCTTTTGGGTGCCGCTGATCATGCTTTACTCTGGTGCCCGTCCCGGTGAGATCGGCCAGCTTGCGGTTAATGATGTGCGGCAAGAGCATGGACATTGGATCATGCATATTACGACCGAGGGCAGCGACGAAACCGAGGAAGGCAAATCTGTCAAGACCGCAGGTTCTATGCGGGTGGTCCCGGTGCATCCCGAGCTAATCCGCCTCGGCTTCATCCGCTACCATGAGAAGCGCGTGAAGCAGGGCGGCGCGGCTCTGTTCCCAGATGCTGTTCGCAATGAACGCGGCCAGATGATGGCCGATGTTTCGCGCGAATTTGGCCGGTATCTCACGCGGATCGGCTTAAAGCAGGGCAGGGGCCTTTCGCTCTATTCATTCCGCCACGGTGCTGCCGATGCCCTGCGGCGCGCGGGCTATCTCGACAATCAATTTGGCTTCATCCTCGGCCATACCGAGGCCAGTATGACCGGGCGTTACGGCATTATGCCGCAAGGGATGCTGGAACAGCGCGTGGAACTGGTGCGAGCAATTTCCTATCCGGGGCTTGATCTGTCGCATCTTATTGATTGAATGAAATTCATAACAACATGAACGCTTGCAATAATCACCCTGCATGTTACATTGTAACACAGGAAGATTTGCGAGTGCCTGTTAATGAGTATCACCAAACGCCTTGCCCGGTTCTTCGGGCAAGGCGTCACCGAACAAAAAGCGGTCACGCTGACCAGCCCCGAGGCTTACGGCCTGTTCGCTGGCCTGCCGGTGCGATCCGGTGTCACCGTGACCAGCGCCACCGCTCTGCGCGTCCCTGCTGTTGCCGCCGCTGTCGGGCTTATCTCGGAAGCCTGCGGCAACCTGCCGTTCAAGCTGCACGACCGCGACACGCGCGAGGCGCAGAAAGATCATCCCGGCTATGAACTGATCCACGGCGAGGCGAACCCTTGGACCAGCGCCGAGGAACTACGCGAACACCTGACCCGCGATGCCCTGCTAACCGGCTCTGGCTTTGCGCAGGTGGTGCGCAACGGCATCGGCCAGCCCCTCGAACTGCACCGGATCGACCCCGGCGCGGTATCGGTCGAAACTGACGACTACGGCGAACCCAGCTATCGCATCCGGCTGAAAGGTGGCGGTGATACCGTGCTGCCTTATACCGATGTGCTGCATATCAGCACCTTGGACGGCGTTTCCCCGATCACCCATGCCAAGGAAGCCATTGGCCTTGCGCTGGCAGCGGAACAGCACCTTGCGAACTGGTATAGCCGTTCCGGGCGTCCGGGCGGCTATCTCTCGACCCAAGAAAAGCTGGGGGCTGATGAAGCCGTTGGCATCCTGAAAGCGTTTCAGGCCGGTCATACCGGCGAGGAAGCCGGACGCCCGGCGCTGTTTGACAAGGGCGTGACCTATCATGTCGTCGCCACCAGCAACACGGATGCCGAGTTCTACGCGAACAGGATTGAGCAAATCCGTGAGATCGCCCGAGCCTTCCGCATCCCGCCCAGCATGATCTTTGAACTGGAACGCGGCACTTGGTCGAATGTCGAACAGATGGCGCAACAGTTTCTGACCATGACCCTGCGGCCTTGGCTGAAACGCTGGCAGGCCGCTTATGCGCGCGTCCTGCTGTCGCCGGATGAACGCCGCGCCCTCTATATCGAGGCTGAAACCAAAGACCTGATGACCGTGGATTTTGCGGCACAGGCCACCGCCTATTCGCAATACGTCGCCATGCGCGCCATGACCCCGAACGAGGTCCGGGCCGGGCTGAACCTGCCGCCCATGGCTGGCGGTGATGAACTGTCGAACCCCTTCACCACCTCGGGCACCGCGCCCGCTTCCAATGAGGAAAACCCCGATGAATGACACCACGCAAAGCCCGCTGGAAATGCTGGCGGCGCTGGAAATCGCCCTGGCACTTGTCAATGCCGGTATCCTGACCGCTGCCGAACTGCGCGCCATGATCGGCCTGCCTGAGAATGATGCCGCATGATCACCGCGACCGCTTTCTTTGGCGACCGGGAACGCCCGTTCACCCTGACCGATCCCATGGTGGAGGAACTGGAAGCCTCGATCGGCACCGGCATTGGCACCCTGTTCCAGCGCCTGACCGCCCATGCCTTCAAGCTGGCCGATCTGGCCGAGGTGATCCGGCTTGGTCTGATCGGCGCAGGCACCAGCCCCGAGGAAGCCGCGCGGCTGGTGAACAGCTATGCGCGCAATCGCCCGGTGGCCGAGATGCTACCGCTGGCGACCGCGATCCTTGCCGCCCGCTGGCTTGGCGCTGATGAGGTGCAACATGGCTGACCGGATCGAGGTTAAAGCCCAGCTTACCGCCACCGAGGCCGGCGAGATCACCGGCATTGCGTGGCCGTTCGGCACCCCTGACCGCGTTGGCGACGTGATCGAGAAAGGCGCTTTCGACCAGCCCGAGGCGCTACCCATGCTGTTCGCCCATGACCAAGGTCAGGTGATCGGCGTCTGGGATTCCATCACCGAGACGCCCGAGGGCTTGACCGTCAAGGGCCGCTTGCTGGTGGACGATGTGGAACGCGCCCGCGAGGTCCGCGCTATGATCCGGGCCGGTGCTGTCTCTGGCCTGTCCATTGGTTTCGTCACCAAGGACGCCACCCGCCACGCCAAGGGCCGCACCATCAAGGCGCTTGCCCTGCATGAAATTTCAGTTGTCGCGGTCCCGTGCCACCCGGACGCGCGCATTCAAACCGTCAAAGGTGGCACCCCTGATCCTGTTAACGAGGAAATTGTTATGGAAAACGCAAACCCGGCCCAAGAGGCCGAAACCAAGACCGCCGCGAACGACGCTGCCCAGATCGACACCAAGGCGTTTAACGGCGTCCTGTCGCGCCTCGACAAGCTGGAAGCCAAGGCGAACCGTCCGGGCGCCCCTGCTGTCGTGCAAGGCGACACCGCCGAGAAAAAGGCATTTGCCAGCTACCTGCGCGGCGGCGAGGCCCGCATGGAAGCAACCGAAGTCAAGGCGCTGGCCGTCGCGAACAACGCGAACGGCGGCTATCTGGTGCCGCCCGAGTTCGGTTCGGAAATCCTGAAACTGCTGACCGAAATGTCGCCGCTGCGGCAGTATGCCAATGTCCAGACCGTCACCGGCAGCGACATCACTTTTCCGACCCTGCTGTCGGGCGTGAATGCGTTCTGGACCGAGGAAGGCGGCGACATGACCGCCAGCGAACCGACCTTTGGTCAGGTCAAGATCGCGAACCATGAGCTTTCCAGCTTCTACGTCGCCAGCAACAAGGTGCTGGAAGATAACGCCTATGATCTGGAAAGCGTGATGAACCGCGAACTGGCCGAGGGCTTCGCCAAGGTGGAAGGGCTGGCCTTTGTCAAAGGCACCGGCACCGGCCAGCCGCGCGGCCTGATGACCGCGACCGGCATTGCCGAGGTCAAGACGGGCGTTGCCGCGAACTTCCCGGCCAGCAATCCCATGGATGTGCTGATCACCATGCAGCACGCCATTCCGTCGTTCCACGCCCGCAGCGCCTGTTGGCTGATGAACCGCAACACGCTCGCGACCATCCGCAAGTTCAAGGACGCGCAGGGCCAGTATCTTGTCACCGATCCGAAAGACGGCGGTGTCCTGCGCCTGCTGGGCAATCCCATCGTGGAGATGCCCGACATGGATAACGTGGCGGCTGGCACCGCGCCGATCATGTTTGGCGATATGTCGGGCTATCGCATCTTTGATCGGGTGGACCTGTCGATTCTGCGAGACCCCTACACGCTGGGCACGAAAGGTCAGGTGCGGTTCATCGCCCGCAAGCGCGTGGGTGCCGACCTGACCCATGCCGACCGCTTTGTGATGCTGCGCGTGGCGGCCTAACCCGTGGCCTTGCAGCCCGCATACGAAACGACCCTGCGCCACGGCGACCATGCCGTGACGCTGCGGGCGTCCCTGCGGGCTGCTGTCGCCCTGGACAACCTACCGGGCGGCATCCCCGGCGCATGGGATAGTCTCATGCGCCAGACCTATACCGGAATCCGTGCGGTGATCCTCGCCACCGCCACGGATCGGGCAGCGGCGTTTTCCGTTCTGGCGTCGCTGTCCAGCAAGCCGCTTGCGTCCTTCCTTGGTCATGCGCAAGCGGCTTGCCTTGATCTGATGATGCACCTTCTGCCGGAACCGGACGAACCCGCACCGGCCAGCACCACCGCGCAGCCCATGGCCCTGCGGGATTACTTTGCCGAACTGTTCAAATTCGGCACCACCATTCTGGAATGGCCGCCGTCCGAGGTCTGGCAGGCATCACCAGCCGAGATCGACGCGATTCTGCGCGCCCGCCTCGAACGAATGGAAGCCATGGAAGCCCCAACCAATGGCGGACCGCACATGCCCGCCATGAGTGCAGAACAGCGCCAAGCCAATGAGGTTGCTGGCCTTGATCCCGAGTTCAACCGCAATGCCCTGCGCGCCCTGAAAGCCCGCCACGGTGCCTAAGCCGCCGCGCCTCTGTTCCTGCGGTGCTATCGTGCCCCATGGCGTCCTCTGCGCTTGCCAGCAAGAGCGCCAGCTTGAACGCAAGCGCCGCTATGACGCCACCCGCCCGAACAGCCGCCAGCGCGGCTATACGCGCCAATGGGAGAAGGCACGGGCCGAGTTCCTGCGCCTTCATCCCTGCTGCGCCATGTGCGGTGCCGACGCGACCCTGGTTGACCACATCAAGCCGCATCGTGGCGATAAGGCGCTGTTCTGGAACTGGAACAACTGGCAGGCACTTTGCACCGGTTGCCACAGTTCGGCGAAGCAGAGAGTTGAAAACGGAACAAACTTGCGTCAAGATCTGCACTAATACAAGTTAAGTAGCTGAAATTTCTGGTTATACGAAAGTAGATCGCTTGGAAGATGAAAAACACCTGAAGCTGCTTCTTAGAATGAAGAGGACAAAAAGTAATAGGTTTAATTATTCAAAGCGGCTCGCGAGGAAGGCCACGGTTAAGTCCCTTTCAGTAAACTTCCTATCCCTTCTGTGTATATTTGCCAGTATATATCTCTTGGCGAGTCCACCGGATGCGGCAGGCGCCGTCGGAATATACGTAAGTATTTTGGTTACGACTGCTTCTGTCGTGTCCCTAATGCTTTCCGTCGAAAATCCCGTCTCTGAGTTGATGAAGAGATCGCAGCAAGCGCATCAATGCGCGCGAGATATAAGTGGTCTATATGGTAAATTTCAGGCCGGCGCGATTGAATACAAGGACGCGCGCAATGACTATGAAAGTATTCTAAACGCCTACGACGACAATCATGATGAATGCGACAATTGGAAAACCCTATTTGAAAATGCGAAGGATTTCCCTGGAGATGCTGATGGCATTGGTTGGATAAGAGGTTGGTTTTTATACCTCATGTCCTGCTATTCACCTGCAATTTATACAATCGTGTGCGTTATCGCTATTCTTTTGACTTGGCGGATTCCGCCGCTGATCAAGGGTTATTTCTTCTAAAGGCTTTTGAAATTGAGAGTCTTGTGGCGGGAGTGCAAAAAGCCTGTATGATCCCGCTTTCGTCGCTAGAGCTGTCTAAGCGGTTAATGGCAGTCTCAAGTGTCTTAACAGAAATACCGGACTTTCGAAGATTGTGTGATTGGCCCCTAATGCAGGACAAGATACGCGCCTTTGGTGCGGTGATTTCGTAGCTTGCTGCATAGGATACGAAATCTCTAAAAGTCCTGATCGGATCGTCTGCCAGTGAAATGAGCCTGTTAAGTTGTGATGGATTCAAGCTTCCAATTAATTTTGGGTTCTCCTTCGCGGTTTCCTGCAGAAAGTTTTTCTCAAAAGTTGTAGCGCCGCATCCCATCTTGGAGATGAAGCCGATAGATGCTCTAAAGACCGTGTCCAGTTTAAATGGATTGTGCCTTGCCCAGTTCAGAGCTGCTCTTAGTTCTCGCCTGTAGGCGTTGCCATCGGATCTCGATATCGCCGAAAGCAATCTGAGCCCGCGATAACTCTCGAAGTCCCGACGACTATAACATTTCGTTTTAGATGCATTGAGGTTTAGTCCATCATACAAAAGCATTCGGGATGCATTATGCACTGCAACTTCAAGTGCTTTGACTGATGATCCAAATATGAGGATGTCATCCGCCCACCTCACGTATATTAAGTCTTTCTTTTTGCAATAATCGTCAAACTTGTCGTCAAAATCTTGCAAGTAATAGTGGGAAAGGTTTCTTGATCCATCTGATATTATTTCTTGAGGTATTCCTTTTGAGGACTGCTGGTATCCTGTTGTCCTGCGATTCCAATATCCCAAGAATATCTCAAGCAGAGATACGTGCTCGCTCAACTTTGGGGCGTCAATACGTAGTTTTCTGACTAATCGACCGATGTCGATCGAGTCATAGAAGTTTGCTATATCGGTAGTTATAACGTAGTTGCCAGTTCCGCTGTTGTTGACGAGAGATTGCAGCAACTCGTTAAAGTTCTTGTATTGCTGAAACCACGCCGCACTTGAAAAAGGCATCGCATAGTAGTTTTGTTCGAATAAAAGTGCTTCAGCTTCGTCTGGTCGGATTCTTGCAAGTGTGCGGAGGTTTTGACCGGTTGGGATGGCACGCCACCCTCCAAACATACGGTCTTTATCCCTTATAACTGCATCACCTATTGCGCCGCATAAGTGATAATAGACCGCCATGTCCTCTTTCGAGATAATTGGTATAAATCTGGTGACGCCGGAGTTTTTCTCAATGCCCATGTAGCCGTGAACAACTTCCGGGACATAGCTGCGGGTCTTTATCTTCCTATTAATGTCTTCGACCCACCTCCAAGCATCGCGTATATCGCTTTCTGAGCAGATTGGTATCTCTCCATCTGCTAGATGTCGCCAGACCTTGCGAGTGAATGGGGTTCTAATTCTTAGCTCTTCCATACAACTCTCATAGTTCGGCATAGTGCTCTTAACCCGTTCACCCAGATAGAAAAAGTGATTCGTTCGGATCAGTTGGGGCGGGTATCCCCGAACTTTCGCCCTATCTCGGGAACCGGCGGGGGGAGGCGCACGCAAGAAAGGCGGAATATAAATTTTTTTCGCTAAGCTTCTCGCGTCTGGACTGCCTGAAGCATCGCTGCGTTGACCTGATCGCGATCGGCGGCAGAGTGCGCGCGACGATGACAGTTCGGGCAAATACCAATCATGGTGCGCGGATCGTCGGGCCCGCCGTCTGTCAGCTTGTGTATGTGGTGGGCTTCGAGATATGGAACCCCGTTGGCGCGAAGGAACGGTGCGGGAGAGCTACAGAACTCGCAGGTCCCGTTTGCCCGTGCAAACACATAGGAGCAGATGAGTTTGCTTCGTTCGTAGACGGTTGTGAGCCTCTGACCTTGCGCTGGAACTGATCGTGAAGCTTCGATGGCTCGTCTTCGCAAATCAGTTAGATCGCCGGCTGTGTCGTCTATCGTTACATCATCGGGAACACCGGCTACCGCTTCGAAAGGACTGAGTTCGAAGACGATCGCGTTGCGCATCCTCCCTTCAGTATCGGGAGCCAACTCCGTGTGAGACGCTTCAAAGATAAACTGGCCCAGATACCGGAGCCCCTGCTTCTGCTTGCGAAAGAGTAAAAGGTCGCGACCCTCTGACGCATGGCTTTGAATAGCCGCGTTCCCGCGAACCATCTGCATGTCGCCCCGTTGGCCCTCTCCAAAGTATTCAAATACTCCATCTTCCCGCAGGCGATCGGCGTATCCGTGTGCATGACCCTCTTCACCGGTGATGATGATGATCGGCAAGCCAGCGCCTGCCGGGGTGATGATGCCGCCCTGCATTTGCCCGCGGAAGCGCGCGTGTATGTCAGCACGACGGTTGTAAACTTGTCCTTTGATAAAACCCCAGGTCATTAAATCCTCCCTTTTGGGATGCCATGTAATCGCGTCTGGAAGGTCGAATCAATAAGAAGCATTTTGAATCATTGAATATTTATTAATGTTATGTTATAACATTGTTATGATCTTTATACTGAGTGACCCGTTATGCCCCTGCCTGCTGCCCTTGTCCGGGCGCATCTGAACTTTCTGCCGGATGAAACTGCCGACGACGCGATCCTGGCCCACTACGGCAACGTGGCCGAGGCATGGGTTGCGTCCTATACCGGCCTGCCTTTCGACCCTGACAACGTGCTGATGTTGCAAGCCGCGCTGATGCTGATCGCGCATCAGTATGAGGCGCGCGAGGCCGTCACCTTTGCCAGCGCATATCAGCTTCCGTTCGGCGTCACCGATCTGCTGGCGGGAATCAAGCGGCAGGTGCTGGGCTATGTGCCCGAACCGGAGGTCTCGACCGATGGCTGATCTGGTGCAAGGCTCTGCCGAACTAACCAAGAAGCTGCAAGCCATGCGCGATGCTGTCGCGCCGGTCCTGCGCCCGGCTCTGGTCAAGGCTGGTGAAGAAATTGCCGCCGATGCCCGCACCCTTGCCGAGTCCAGCCGCCGCACGGGCGATCTGATCGAGTCGATTCACGTCACCGGCCCCGGCGAAAGCACCCCGCCCCATAGCACCGATGGCGGGCAACGCACCGCAGGCGAATTTGAGGTGCTGGTGACGGCAGGCGATAGTGATGCCCGCCACGCGCATCTTGTGGAGGGCGGCACCGCACCCCGGCTGCACAAGGACGGCACCACCACCGGCACCATGCCGGCACAACCGTTCTTCAATCCGGCGTGGCGCTTGAACCGCAAGCGGCTTGAGGCGCGCATTAACCGGCTGCTGCGCAAAGCGGTCCGCGAGGCCAGCCAATGACGCCCGACATGGAATTGCAACGCGCCGTGCGGCTGGCGCTGATCGCGGCACCGGGCGTTGCGGAGCATGTCACGCCCGAGTGCATCCGCACCGGCCTTGCCCGCCCCGAGGCCATGCCCTGCATCATCATGTCGCCCGCCGAGGTGCATATCTTTGGTCATGCGTCCGGTGGTCAGGTGGTGGCCGAGGCAGCCATGAAGCTGCATGTCTGGACCGCTGCCGATCAGGCTGCCGTCGCGCAACAGGTGACGGGCGCGGCAATGCTGGCGCTGATGGATGCCCCGCGCCCGGATGGTGCCGAGATTGATCGCTGGGAACGCCCGATTATGGCGTGGGTGCCGGACCCTGACCCGGCACTAACCTGCGCCCATGCGGTGATCAGCCTGCGCGCCGTGCTGCGGTGGAGGCGGTAAGATGCGCGCTGGCAAGCTGCAAAACCGCATCCAGATCGAACGCAACGCGGTGCTGGTTGATGATTACGGCCATGCCCGCGAGACGAGGTTGCCGGTGCTGACCTGCAAGGCCGAGATCAAGGACGCCACCACGACCGAGTTCCTGACCGGTCCCGGCGAGATGGACAACCGCAAGGCCGTGTTCCTGATCCGCTATCCGCTGGTGGTTGAGATCACCACCGCCGACCGGCTGGTGATGGACGGCAAGGCTTACAATATCGTCGGGCTGGCCGAGATCGGGCGCAGGCGCGGGCTTGAGCTGCGGGTGATCGCGGCATGAGCAAGCACCTGCGCGGCGTCAAGCCTGCCCTTGGCCGCGATGCCGAGGCGCTGACCAAGGCACCCCCGGCACCGGCCTATCTGACCAGCCAAGCGAAAGCGGAGTGGCGGCGCGTCCTGCCGCTGCTGGTCGCGCGCGGCGTGATCACCAAGGCCGATATGTCGGGCGTGGAAGCCTATTGCACCGCTGCCGGTGCGGTCCGTCAGATCGCGGAAATCATCAACGCCATGCCGGTGCCTGATCTGAAACTGGCCGGGCTGCAAATCCGCTACATGCAGGCCGCCCGCCAGTTTGCCGCCGAATATGGCCTGACTCCGACCAGCCGCGCCCGCATGGGTGCTGGGGGTGATGGCGACGACGACACCAGCCCGAACCCCTTGGCGATCTGATGGCCCAAAAATCCAGCTTCCCTGCATGGGTCTATGATAACAGCCCGATTCCCGATCCTCTCGGGCATGGCGAACGCGCGGTGCAATTCCTGCGCGCCCTTCGCCATATCAAAAGCACCGCACCGGGCCGCGCCTTCACGCTCTATCCTTGGCAGGAACGGATTATCCGGGCGATCTACGGGCCGCGCGATGCTGATGGCGACCGCATTGTGACGCGGGTTTTCTTCTATATCCCGCGCGGCAACCGCAAGACCACGCTATCGGCGGCGCTGGCGCTCTTGCACCTGATCGGCCCTGAGAAAGTGCCGGGCGGCGAGATCGTCTTTGCTGCCGGTGACAAGCGGCAGGCGTCCATTGCCTTCAAGGAAGCCCGCGAGATGGTGACGCTGGATCGGCGCTTGATGCAGGCCACCAAGATCATCAACCAGCGCAATGCCGCGCGCGAGATCGAAAGCCTGATCCGGGGTTATGAATCCAAGCTGGAAGTGGTTTCCTCGGACGGATCGCGGCAGAACGGCACCACGCCCTCTTTCGTCCTGGCGGATGAGATCCACGCTTGGCAGGAAGCGGCAGGGGCCGAGATGTGGGAGGTGCTGGAATCCGGCATCTCGAAAGGCCGCAACGGCCTGATGGTCACGGCGACGACTGCCGGGCGCGGTGCCACCGGCTTTGCCGCCGATCAGTATGCCTATGCCCGTGCCGTTGCCACCGGCGAAATCTCGGACCCGTCCCTGTTGCCCGTCCTGTTCGAGATGCAGGATGGCGACGACTGGACCGACGAGGCGGTCTGGCACCGCTGCAATCCCGGCCTTGCCGACGGTTTCCAAGACCTGAAAGACCTGCGCAACAAGGCACGGCGGGCGCAGAACCTGCCTGCCGCTGGCTATGCGTTCCAGCAATATCACCTGAACAAATGGCAGGGGAACAGCCGCGATCCGCTGTTTGATCTGGCGGTGTATGACGCCCGCAAGCTGGACGACGACGAATCCGACCTTGAACAGCTTCCGGCCTATATCGGCGTGGACCTGTCGCAAACCGGCGATCTGTCGTCCGTATCCATCGCCTTCCGGCATGATGATGGGCAGATCACCTTACGCAACCGCTGTTTCGTGCCTGCCGCCGATCTGAAAGCCAAGGGCGACAAGGACCGCGCGCCCTATCAGGAATGGGCCGACGCCGGGCTGATCGAGGTTTGCCCGGCTGGCATCATTGATGAGAAGCAGGTGGAGGATCATATCCGCGAGCTTTGCGGGCGCTATGACGTGCAAGAGATCGCGGTGGACCCGCATCTTGCCAACAAGCTGATGCAGAACCTTGCCGACGACGCCTTGCCGGTGTTCCAGCACCCGCAATCGGTCATGCAGATGAGCCGCGCCATTGGTGAACTGGTCAAGGCGGTGAATGGCGATCTGATCCGCCATGACGGCGATCCGGTGATGCGCAGCCATTTCGACAACGTGGCCGTTTCCACGAACCCGCAATCCGGGCTGGTGCGGATGCACAAACAGCGCAGCAATGGCCGCATCGACGCGGCTGTTGCCTCGGCCATGGCCGTCAGCCGCGCCCGCATCGCCCATGAGCAAGGCGGGCTTTATACCCGCGACGACATTTTTGACCTGCTAAAAGCAGCGTAACGAGTAAGGATTGAACTATGGCGCTTGATGAAACCGGCCTGCTGGTCAAGCTAGAGGCGAATGTCGCCAAATGGGAGAAGGACTTTAACCGGGCGATCACCCAGCAACAGCGCGCATCGCAGCGCATGGAACGGCTGGCCCGGCAAAATGCCAATAAGATCGCCTCGGAATATGAGGGCATCGGCGGCAGGATCGGCAAAGCCTTCAATGGCATCCCGGCATCGCTGAAAGGCATTGGCGGCGCTTTCCTTGGTGGCGTGGCCGGTGGTATCGCTTTGGGCGGTCTGGATCAGATTGCCACCAGCGTTTCGCGGATCACCAAGGAAACGGCGAATCTGAAAAACGAGGCCAGCCGGGCCGGTATTTCCACGACCGTGTTTCAGGAATGGAAATTCCTCGCCGATCAGAACCGGATCAGCGTGGACGCCCTGACCGATGGCTTCAAGGAAATGCACCTGCGGGCCGGTGAGTTCTTCCTTGATGGCACCGGGGCCGGTGCCGAGGCATTCAAAAAGCTGGGCTATTCCGCCGAGACGTTGAAAGAGAAGCTGAAAGACCCCTCGGCCTTGATGACCGAGATTCTGGGCAAGCTGAAAGGCTTCGACCAAGCCGGGCGCAGTTTCTTGCTTGAAGAAATCTTTGGCGGTGCCGGTGGCGAGCAATTCGGCGCGCTGATCGGCCAGAGCGAGGAAGCCCTGAACGCCACCATTGCCCGCGCGCATGACGTGGGTGCGGTGCTGGACTCGGAAATGATCGACAAGGCCGCCGAGATCGACCGCAGGTTTGGCGAACTGACCGCGCGTGTCGAATCCTTCGGCAAGCGCGCGGTGATCGCCATTGCTGACGCTGCGGTGGAACTGGCCGACTTCCGCGATCGGCTGGACGGCATCTTTGACAATGAGGCCGAGGGCCGCGCGATCCTCGGCAATGAGCTTTATGACAGCCTGTCGCGCGACCGTGACGCGGTGGACGCGCAGGCCGAGGCGCTGCGCGATCTTGATGCGCAATATATGCGGCTGGCCGAGGAGGCGACCAGCGCGGGCATGGCGATGCGCGGTGCTATCGGACAGTTGGATAGCTGGGGCTACGGCGATGCCGACGACCAGTTGCGCCGCCTGTCCGCCGAACTGGACGCGGCGCAGCAAGGATTCCGCGACGGCACCATGACCGGCGAGGATTTTGCCGCCAAGCTGGCCGAGATCCAGAAGGAAGCCGACGCGGCCTTTGCCAGCCTCTCGGACGTGGACCGGGCGCAATTCTCGGGCGTCATGTCGCAACTGTCGCGGCTGGGTGGCGTCATTGCCTCTGTCACGGCGCAGGCATCGGCGCTTGTGGGTGAACTGGCAAAGGCTGCGCAGATCGACCCGGCCAGCAAGTCCAGCCAAGCCATGCGCGACCGCCATGCCGCCGAGGCCGCAAGCATGGATTCGCTGAACGCCATGCGCGAGGCGACCGAGCGTTTCAACGCCTCGGAAGCCGCCCGCAACGCGCTGACCAGCGAGGGCGTCAAGCTGGAGCGCGAGAAAGAGGCCGTGCGCAAACGCGCTGCCGAGGCGGGCGCGAGCCTGACCGATGCCCAGATCACCAGCGCCGCACAAGCCGCGCTGGATGGCGATGCAGCACGTTCCGCTGCCGATGCCGCCGCGCGATCCTCGGGCGGCTCTGGTGGCCGTTCTGGCGGCTCTGGTGGTGCTGCAAAGCTGGATGAGTTTGCCCGCGAGGCCGAGGCGATCCGCGACCGGACGCGGGAACTGGAATTTGAATCTGCTGCCCTGATCGCGGGCGCGGCGGCTGGCAAGTCCTATGGCGATGCCGTTGCCTTCGCATCCGAAAAGGCCAAGCTGCTGTTCGCAGCACAACAGGCAGGCAAAGCGATCACGCCCGCCCTGACCGCTGAAATCGACAAGCTGGCGCAAAGCTATGTCGATGCTGGTAATAAGGCCGATCAGGCCGCCGACGCCATGAAGAAGGTGGAGGAATCCGGCCAGAAAGGTGCCGAGACGCTGGCCGATCTGTTCACCGGCATCTTGTCTGGTTCCATGTCAGCCGGTGAGGCGTTGGCCGGGCTGCTGCAACAGATCGCCCAGGCGCAATTCAACCGCGTGTTCATGGGCATGTTTGGCAGCGGCGGCATGTTCGCGGGTGCCGGGCAATGGCTGGGCGGACTGCTGGGGTTTGCCAATGGTGGTTTCACCGGCCACGGCGGCAAGTATGAACCGGCTGGCGTGGTTCATAAGGGTGAGTTCGTTTTCTCGAAAGAGACGGTGCAGCGCATTGGCGCGGGCAATCTCGAACGGCTGCACCAGCGCGCCCGTAAGGGCTATGCCGAGGGTGGGCTGGTCTCTGCTGCGGGAACGGTCGCGAAGGCCGCCAGCGGCTCAGCTAGCGGCTCTGCGAGGGCATCCGCGCCGGTGGTGAACATCACGGGCGGGCCGGTGACGGTGAACGCGACCGGCGGCACCCCGGAACAGAACAGCGACCTTGCCAAGCAGATCGCCCGCGAGTCCGAGGCCAGTTTGCGCGCGCTGGTGCAACAGGAAATGGTGAAGCAAATGCGGCCCGGTGGGCTGATGCGCTAGGAGACTCTGGGAGGCACCCTAGAGCGGCGTGAGGCGCTTCCGGGTGGGTGTGGACCGGAACGGGGCGTCTTGCGCCTCTCCGGTGCCTTCTAGAGTCTCTGCGCGCGTGGCCGCGTGCTTTACCACCGGGAACGGGTTTCCTTCCCTTCCCCGGGTGGTGATCATTAGACCGCAGGCGGGCGCAGCCCGCCAGCAACGAGCGCCGCAGGCGCGAGGCGCAGGGAGCCGCCGCAGGCGGCGAGTGTCGCCCGGGGAAGGATTCAGGAAAAGCGTAACGCGGTTGCTTCCCCAGCCGGGAGCGTGTCGTTTTGCACGTAACGTATATATCTTAAGTAAGTAAGAACATAAGTATCTTAAGAGATATATAATATACGTGCAAAACGACACGCCGTGCTGACCCGGTTCGACACGTCAGCGTTACGTGCAAAACGACACGCACATCACAACGCCCCTTGTAATGGTTTACTAGTTATCCTATCTTACCCGGAAGGATAACTAAGGACCATACACCCATGTCTTTCATGCTGAAGCTGCCGGATGAACGCGGCGAACAACTGCGGCTGATCGCTGCCGACAAGGGCATCACCATTCCGCAGGTAATCGAGAGTTGGATTCAGAAAGAGATCGAGGCGGGCACCATTTCCGCCGACCTTCCGGGCGTGGACGTGACCAGCGCCGGGCCGGTGATCAGGATCGAGGCCAGCGGCTTCGCGGTGGAGGTTCCTTCCGCGCAAGGTCCGACGCTGGCCGATGTGCTGCGCGGTGCCGCTGAAATGGACCCCAGCGACAAGGACCGTAAGCGCCGTTGGCTGGAAGGTCTGGCGGCTCTGTCTGGTGTGAAGGTGCAGAAGATGGCCGCAGGTGTGCGGCTGGTGAGCCCGATCACCGGGCAAGTTTATCCCCTCGCCCCCGGTGTCGCCGCTGATCTGGCAAGCCAGATCGAACGCGCCGCAGAATAAGGAAAAGGGCCAAGCGCGCCAACGCTCGACCCTTTGAAATCACTGTATAAGCACTGAACTTTTATCATGCCCAGATCGACCCTGCAAGAGTCCGGCCTTTCATTCCTCGCCCCTGATCCGAACGACCCCGATGTGATTATCCATGAGGTCAAGCTAACCCGGTATGACGTTGCAAGCCGCAGGTGGCGTGAACTGACTGCGAAACGTGCCGCCCTGCCGCCTGACCATGATCCGCGCAAAGCGGCGGCGCTTGATCAGCAAATCAAAACTGCCCGCGATGCGGTGAAGCGCGCCGAAAGCGATGTATCGCGGCGGCAGGAAAGTATTGATGAATGGCGATCCGGTGCCGGGCGTGAGGAATACAATGCCAGCCGCCGCAAGGTTAGAGCAAAGCCGAATGCCGACTTGTCCAGCCTGACGCCCGAGCAGCAGGCGCAGCAGGCGCGCGACCGGCGATCCGATGCGAACTGGCTCAAGCGCCGCCGCGATGCTGGTATCCCCGAGGCTCAGATACAAGCCGAATTTGTTATCCGCATCCGCGACCGTGAGGCCGTTCGCGCGACCGCTGCGACGGAACAGGATGAACAAGCCGCCATGGAAGCGCTGCCCGGATACGGCTTGTTCTAGGGGTGCAGGGAGGGCTTGGCTATCTAGCCAGTTAGCTAAACAGCCATTCAGCTACTTAGCTAACTAGCTGAATATACTTAATATTTCTTGTTGACAGCCGAATCTTCGCCGGTCTAGCTCTGTGGCATCAAGCAACGCAGGAGCAACACCGATGCAAAACACCTACCTTCCCGATGCCGCCTATGAGGATTTGATTGTCGAGCTTGGCGCGGCATTCATGATCGCGGCAGTTACGACCGGATGCGATCTGCGCGACAAGCTGGTGGAGGCTCTGGCTATGGCGGGCATCATGCCTGAGTGCTGCCGGGAGGATGCCGAGGCAGCATAATCACGGTTTCGTGACGCCTGCACTTCCTCGTTGCATTACTATCTACACCGTAATAGTAATGACTGCGAAGGAGATGCAAACATGCCAAACGCTAACGCCGAAGCGCAGCGCCGTTGGAGGCAGCGCCAGAAAGAGAAAAGGCAACAGGAGCTTACGCAGGCGACCGCGCCGCAGGATGTGTTCCGTGAACCTTTCTTTCAGGTGTTCCCGCCCGACGAGCAGGTGAGTTCGCAATACTGCCAATCGCTTGAACTGGCTGGAATTACCGCGCCGCTGTTTGAGGATGACCGAGGCCCGGAAGCATACACACTGGACGATCTTGATGAACTAGAGGCCAAGTTTGTCTTTGGTGAGGATTCCGGCACGTCCTTAGGCCGCGCCGAGGTGATGATAGGTTGTCTGATCAAAGCTGCGGAAGGATTGGCCGATGAAGTCAACACCTACAAGCGCACCGAGATCAAAGCCCGCCTTGCCGAGATCGAGGCATCCGACCTGTCGGACCCGGCCAAGAAGAAGGCGGCGCTGAAAGAGGCCACGCGCCTCAACAAGATGCTGGACCAGCTTGATAAGCAGGTCCGCTGGACCTTCCCGGCGTGGAAGGTGACGGGCTGAACATGCCTGATGAGAACGACAAGGGCGGCGCAATCCGCAGTTTCCTAGTCCGTGGTGCCGCCCTTGTCTTAGACTTAAGCCCCGATGAATGGAGTTTTCATCATGTCGAAAGACGATATCATGACCGCCTCCGAGGCGGCAATCCCGTTCAAAATGAAGATGGACGCCATTACTTTCCGTCGCTGGCTCGCCGAGGTGCAGGGTATCCAAAACCCGGAAGTTGAGGATTGCAACCCGCCGGCCTTCCGCATTGATGAACCGGAAAGCTGGGATATGCCGTATATCTCGGTTGAAGTTTACTGCGGCACGACTGAAGGCACCGTGACCGCTTACCACAGCTTTGAAGGGGTCAAGGTGGTGGTTGACAAATCGGCACCGACCCCGAGCCTGCGCAGCTTGGTTCGCGGCCTGGTGGACGAGGCCCGCACCGATCTGCGTAAGAAAATCGCCTGA